CCCGCTGAATATCCGTGCGGTGAAGTGGCTGAAAGGCGCTGGCGTTGGCGGTACTGACCGCATGATGGCATACACCAACGATAAGAAGTTTGTTCGCTTCCCGATGGTCCCACTGCAGAACATCCCGGTTCAGTATCGCGGCATTTACCAGTTGACCACCTACTACGGCAAGCTGGGCGCTGTTGAATCTCCGTACCCGGAAACCATCGCATATATGGATGGCATCTAACCTATCCGCCCCGAAAGGGGCATTAAGGAGAATGTAATGGCTAAGAAGACCATTCGTGTGCACACCCCCTTCAAGTTCAATAGCGAAGACGGCACGGCACAGGAGTTCAGCGTTGGCGAGCACAGTGTTGATGACAAAGTTGCTGAGCACTGGTTTGTTGCTGCGCACTCTGAAGTCACCGGAAAAGTAAAAGCGCCGGCAGATAACAAAGAGTTTCAGGCGCAGATCGACAGCCTGACCACGCAACTGCAAGACAAAGATAAGTCCATTGGTGACCTGCAACAGTCGGTTACTGAGAAGGATGAAATCATTGCTGACCTGACCGAGCAACTGGCAGCACTGCAGCAGCCTGTGACCGATCTGGCACCGGAAGGTAACAACGATGGCAAGAAACCGAAACCTGCCGACAGTAAGTGATTTCCGCCGCGACTTCCCGCAGTTTGCTGACACTACCAAATACCCCGACGCAGTAGTCCAGTTTCGGCTCAATCTCGCTGACGTGCTCATTGATGGCTCCGCTATGGGGGACATGTTCCCCTACCTGGTGGAGCTGTTCGTTGCGCATTACATGGTGCTGAATGCAGCTGATACCGCAGCCGGAGTGCTGGGTGGTGCCGGCGGTTCAACCAGCGGCGTAGTGGCGTCCAAGTCAGTAGATAAAGTCAGCGTGAGTTACGACAACAGTTCAACGCTGAATGCTGATGCTGGCTTCTGGAACTTCTCCCGCTACGGCGCGGAGTTCTGGCAGATACTGCAGCTCTTCGGGTATGGCGGGATTCAGCTATGAAATCAGGCATGACGGTTCGCAGTGACAGCGCTAAAAGCATTCTGGACGCCCTTAAAACCCTCGCGAACAAGGATGTTCTGGTGGGCATCCCTGAATCAAAAGATGAGCGTGATGATGGCGATATCGGCAATGCAGCAATCGGATATATCAACGAGAACGGATCGCCGGCGCAGAACATCCCGCCACGTCCTCATCTGAAGCCAGGCGTCAGGTCGGTAGAGCAGGACTTTATGCCTCACCTTAAGACAGCGGCCCGCAAGGCGCTTGAGGGTGATGCAGAAGGCGCCGTTACGTCACTCGATCGTGCCGGTACTGTGGCGGCAAACGGGGTGAAGCGTTACATCACCATTACCGGGTTCACTCCCCTGGCAGATGCCACGATTGCTAATCGTCTCCGTCGCGGGCGTACCGGTAACAAGCCGCTAATCGACACCGGCGAGTACCGCCGATCAATCACGCACGTTGTGAGGGATAAAGATGCCGACTCTTGATGTTACTGACGTTCTGCTTTCGCCTGAATTCCTCGATACAACGCTCACCGTGAAGCGCAATGCCCAGACTGTCGATGCAGATGGGTTTGCCAGCAACACAACCACTGTGACGCCATTTGGTGGCGTGGTGACGGTTGACCGCTCACTGGAAGCCCGGCGCATGCAGGCCGGTCAGGTTATAAACGGAGCAATCCTGATTGTGACTGTTTTCCGCCTTACCAGCGGCAACACCGGTATCGATGCGGACATTGTCACCTATCGCGGGCGCGAGTATCGCGTCACGTTCGTTGACCCATACACAGCTTACGGTGCTGGCTTCGTCCAGGCTCACTGTGAACTGTTGCCATTCGACGGAGGCGCCGGTGAGTAATGACAGCACGGCAGCCGGTTACCTGACACCTGTCAGTGCGGCGCAGGCCTACGATGAGGCGCTTGAGCGCGAGCTAAGCCAGTGGGCAAGAGCGTTATCCGGATTGCCACCAGGCATGGTCAGGCCGCGATGGACAGCCACACAGGCTGCTCTTCCTGCTGCTGACGTGAACTGGTGCGGCTTTGGCATCATCGGCTTTACGGCTGATAACTCCCCGGCGTTCGTCCGGCAGACTGATGATGGCAATCAGCTCTGGCGGCATGAAGTGATCGAGACGCTCGCATCATTCTATGGCCCGCAAAGCCAGTCGATAGCCACCCTGTTTCGCGATGGCCTGACGGTTGAGCAGAACAACGAAACGCTGAAAAAAAACGAGCTCTCACTTGCTGATTACAGTGAACTGACAGCCTTCCCCGAACTCATCAATAACCAGTGGGTGCGCCGGTACGACATCACTGTGCGCCTACGCCGCAAAGTTATCCGCGATTACGGCATCAAATCTCTGGTCGACGCGCCAGTATCATTCTTTGGAGATTAACCTATGGCACAGGGCTTACCTGTATCCAACGTTGTGAACGTTGACGTGATCATGTCCCCCACTGCGGCGACGGATCGTAATTTCGGTTCGCTACTCATTCTCGGCACATCCACTGTTATTCCGGTATCAGAGCGCATCCGGCTTTATACCAGCTCAGAGGACATCGGCGTTGATTTCGGCGAAGACAGTCCGGAGTACGAAGCTGCGCTGATTTACTTTTCGCAGTCACCACGGCCTGCTCAGGTCTACGTCGGTCGCTGGGCAAAAACGCTGGCAACCGGCGAGACAGGTAGCGTCGAAACACTGGCGCAGGCAATCACTGCGGTACTGCAGTTTACCAACTGGTATGGCCTTGGCATTGCTGACGAAGACGAGTTGACGCCTGCAGAGATTACGGCGACTGCGGCAGCAATTCAGGCATCAAGCCTGAGCCGCGTGTTTGCTGTTACGTCCTCTGATTCAGGCATCATTGACTCTGCGACCACTTCGGATGTCGCCTCTACTCTCAAAGCGGCCGGGTACAGTCGCACCTTTGTGCAGTACTCAACGAAGAGTAAATACGCAGCTCTGTCGGCTTTCGGGCGTGCCTTTACTGTCAACTTCACCGGCAACAACACTACGATCACCCTTAAGTTCAAAACTGAACCGGGTGTGACGTATGAAACCCTGACCAGCTCTCAGGCTGCCGCCGTAGATGCGAAGAATGCCAACGTCTACGTGTATTACGCGAACGACACGGCAATCCTGCAGCAGGGGGTGATGTCCAATGGTGATTTCTTCGATGAGCGCCACGGACTGGACTGGCTGCAGAACTTCGTGCAGACCAACGTGTTTAACGCGCTGTACACATCAACCAGCAAAATCCCTCAGACCGAAGCAGGTATCACGCGCCTTCTCACTGACGTTGAGATGTCGCTGGACCAGGCTGTTTCAAATGGTCTGGTCGCGCCGGGTGTGTGGAATGGCGGTGACATCGGCCAGATAACGGCAGGCGACACCCTGACCAAAGGCTATTACGTGTACGCACAGCCTCTGTCATCACAGGCCCAATCTGACCGTGAGAAGCGCCGCGCGCCGCTGATTCAGGCTGCTATCAAACTGGCCGGTGCAGTTCATTACGCCGATGTTCAGATCAACGTTGTTCGCTAAGGGGATATAGATGAGTACCTACAGCTTTATGGACATTACAGCGTCCATGACCGGCCCGACCGGCTCAATCGACCTTGGCTATGGCTCTGCGAACTCCGAAGAGGGGATCACGGTAACGATGACCGAAGCTAAAAACACCATGACGATTGGCGCGGATGGTGTGCCGATGCACAGTCTGCATGCAGGCAAGAGCGGCACCGTAACCATCAACCTGCTGAAAACCTCTCCGGTGAACAAGAAGCTATCCCTGATGTATAACGCGCAAAGCCAGTCTTCGGCGTTGTGGGGTAACAACGTGTTCTTGCTGCGAAACAAAGCATCAGGCGACATCGTTACCGTTCGCTCTGCGGCTTTCCAGCGCCAGCCTGACTGGAACAACCCAAAGGTTGCCGGAATGGTCGCATGGGTGTTTGACGGCGGCAAAATCGACGAAGTGCTCGGGGAGTTTTAATCGATGGAATTTGAAATCAAAGGTGTTAATTACCGCGCATCAAAGCTCAGCGTTTTCGACCAGTTGAAGGTGTCGCGCAAGCTGCTCCCGGTTCTGGCCGGGATGCTTGGCGACTTTCAAGGCATCAAGGCTGCCGCACAGGGTGGCGATGTGAATAAAGCCATTGAAAGCGCGCTGCCGAAAATTGCGGACTCGCTGGCAGAAATGAGTGAAGAAGACACGAATGCGATCATCTTCCCCTGCCTGTCCGTCGTTGCACGGCAGAACGGTAAGGTATGGGCGCCGGTAATGGTTCAGGGTTCGCTAATGTTCGACGACCTCGACCTGATGAGCATGCTGCAGATCGTTGGTCGGGTGGTAGGCGACAGCTTGGGAAATTTTTTGCCCGCATCCCCCGACAAAGAGATTGCGGACAACTCAGCGGCCTGACACTCGAATCCCTGCCTGATGGTGAAGACTTCCTGATGCGCCCGGTTGACGCCGGGTACATCAGCTACACCGCGCTGAAAGATGGCTCAGTAGACTTGGCAGATGTTGCCCGCATGAATGACTGGCTCGACCTGAAAGCAGATAACAACAACCGCATTGAGCGCTGGAGACAGGATAATGAACGCTGAGACTATCAAGGATTTTCTGGTAAGCCTCGGCTTTCAGATTGACGATGCCGGCGCGCGAAAGTTTGACTCTGTGGTGCTGGGTACCACTCTGCAGGTGGTCAAGCTCGGCGCAGCAGTTGAGGCTACGGCGCTTACGGTGGTTGCCTTCACCGCGAAGATTGCCAGCGGCCTGGATAACCTGTACTGGATGTCCCAGCGCACAGGCGCAACGGTTAACGGCATCCGGCAGATTGGCTACGCAGTCAGTCAGATGGGCGGCTCGGTTGAGGCGGCACGGGGCTCGCTGGAAAGCCTTTCCCGCTTTATGCGCAACAACCCCGGCTCGGAAGGTTTCCTGAACCGGCTGGGCGTTCAGACGCGCGACGCCAGTGGCAATATGCGGGATATGGCAAGCATATTCACTGGCGTGGGTGAGAAGCTCAGCAACATGCCGTATTACCGCGCTAACCAGTACGCGCAGATGCTCGGCATTGACGAAAACACGTTGATGGCGATGCGCCGCGGGCTGGGTCAGTTCAATGCGCAGTACACGCAGATGGCGAAGGCGATCGGCTATAACGCGGATGCCGCCGCCGTCAGCTCCAATAAGTTCATGACCTCGCTGACCGCCTTCAGCCAGATGGCCGGCATGGCGCGCGATAAAATCGGCTCCAGCCTGGCAGAAGGCTTGTCGGGCTCAATCGACACATTGCGTAAGCAGATCGTTGATAACTTCCCGAAGATAGAGCAGACCATTACCAGTGGTGTGAAGGGCATCCTCTGGATGGCTGAGGTGATAGGCCGGGCTGTTTACCGACTTATCCAGGCCGCCGGAGATATTCGTGAGTGGTGGAATACGCTCGATAAGAGCACTCAGCAGTTGATTGAAACGCTTGGCGCTCTTGTTCTTGCGTGGAAGCTGGTTAACAGCGCATTTCTTACCTCTCCCATTGGCCGGATCATCGCGCTGGGCCTTGCCATCCTGAGCCTGTATGACGACTACAAGACGTGGCAGGCGGGCGGCAAATCCCTTATCGACTGGGAGAAATGGCAGCCAGGCATCGACTCTGCTAAAAAGGCGCTGGACTGGTTCACTGATAAGCTGAATAAGCTCAACAACGGCACCCTGACATGGAAAGGCACGCTTCAGTCACTTTCTGATTTCATGAAAGGCGACTGGTCGAAGTCTATCAATGATGCGATCGCCTCTGTTAACCGCGCCTTTGGCGGCTTCCTGACTCAGATTGGTCAGAAGTTTGCTAACAGCCCGTTCTGGAAAACTCTGCAGCGCCTCCATATCGTCAATGAGAAAGATACTCAGGACATGTTGAACTTCTTCAGTGGCGAAGGTGGCAAGCCAACTGGCCCGGCAGCAACGGACAAAATGCCCGGCGAAGATGACGGACCCGAAGCAATCTACCCTGTAGACGGGCCAGCCTCGCAATATGCACAGTCACTGAAGCGCGGGGAGCGAAACAATAACCCCGGCAACCTGAACTTTGCAGGACAGGCTGGCGCAATGCTGGAAGGCAGTGGCGGGCGATTCGCTAAGTTCCAGTCCGCTTATGATGGTTTGCGCGCCATGGCCCGCCAGCTGATGCTCTATGCAAAGCGCGGAATAAACTCCGTAGAAGGCATCATATCCACGTGGGCTCCATCTTCCGAGAACAACACTGGTGCTTATGTTAACTCGATATCATCGCGGCTTGGCGTTGACCCCAAAGCCGCGCTTAACCTGCAGAATCCACAGGTACTGTCTCAGCTGATGAACGGCATCATTCACCATGAGAATGGCCGCAACATCTACTCAAGTGAGCTTGTAAACCGTGCTGCATCAGGCGCCGCCTCGCCTACCGTCACTCAGGAAACAAACATCCATATTCACGGGGTAAGCGATCCGGAGCGCGCCGCTAGCAGTGTGGCAGAGCGGCAGATGGGCGTTAACTCCCGGCTAACCCAGCAACTAACTCCGGCGGTCAGATAATGGATATTCTCTCTACGCTGTTTTCACAGCAAAGCAGGAAGATAGGCCTGATTATCCCGGACGTGGTTATCTCTGAGAAGCACAGCGAT